CGGTGCCAGTGTCCCTCTTGCAGGGACCGCCACGCCGGGTAGCTCTGGCGTGCAAGGAGCGATAATTATTACCTACGTACCCGGCGGAGCAGCCGGCAACATGTTTTTGATGTTTAACTAAAAGGTAACGACCATGGAGGAGTCTGTGGAAACAAAACTAGCCGTACACGAGGCCGTTTGCGCTGAGCGGTACGGACACATATCTAAGCAGCTTGACGACGGCGACAAGCGAATGACAAAGATTGAGTACCTACTGTACGCGACAATTGTGGCCGTCCTGTTTGGTCCTGGTGTCGCGGCCGAGTTTATTAAAAAATTACTTGGAATCTAGTGAGTGTCCCAGCTACCCGATCCGACCGACCCGAGCAAGGTCGTCCAGACCGCACTTGGCGGAATCAAGGAGGCGATCAAGGCCGGACGAGACATCAAGGAGACGGCCAAGGAGGTCAACGCCTTTTTGGACGAGGAGGCTCGAGCACGCGTAGCCTGGCGCAGGAAGCAGCAGGAAGTACAGCGCCGCGGCGACATGATGTACGTCGACGCCATCAACGAGTACCGGGTACTCTACAACCTAAGAAAAAATAAAGAAGAGGCCTTCAAGCAAATCGAGCGCGAGTTTGGAAGGCGAGCGATACAAGAGGTCGAGGAGCTCGAGTCCAGGCTGCGACGAGAGCGCAAGGAGCTTCAGAAAGAGTACGACAGCGATCGACAGGCCACCAGAAACGAGTGGCTGATGATAGGACTGTCCGCGCTGCTGGTGTACGTCGTTCTGAAGCTGGCAAAGGTGTGGTAAGGGAAAGGCAAAATAATATGATACCGATCGCAACGCTACTTGATGTGGGGACAAAGATCCTCGACAAGGTAATACCTGACCCAGAGGCCAAGGCACGAGCACAGGCCGAGCTTCTAAAGCTTCAGCAAGAGGGTCGGCTGGCCGAGCTTCAGGCCGATAACGTAGAGGCACAGGAGGTCACCAAACGCCACGAGGCGGACATGAAGTCTGACTCCTGGCTCTCCAAGAACATCCGGCCCATGACTCTGGTGTTCATACTGATCACGTACACCTCGTTTGGTTTGATGTCTGCGTGGGACCTGGAGGTAAACAACAACTACGTCGAACTGCTGGGCCAGTGGGGCATGCTGATCATGTCGTTCTACTTTGGTGGCCGAACCCTTGAGAAGATCATGGACATGAAGGCAAAACAGAAATGAACCTAACCCCAAACTTTACCCTCTCCGAGATGGTTAAGTCCGAGACCGCACTCCGGCACAACATGGACAACACCCCCGGCGAGAAAGAAATTCAGAGCCTGCAAACCCTGGCAGAGAAGATACTGCAGCCCGTCCGGGACGCATTCCAGCGCGGCGTCAAGGTCAACTCGGGGTACAGGGCCCCGGCCGTGAACCAGAAGGTCGGTGGTTCTCCCACCTCGGACCACTGCAAGGGACAGGCCGCGGACATCGAGATACCAGGCGTCCCAAACGTCAACCTGGCCCGGTGGATCGTCGAGAACCTAGAATTTACCCAGGTCATCCTGGAGTTTTACACGCCCGGCGTTGCCGACTCCGGGTGGGTGCATGTGTCATACGACCCAGCAAACCTTAAAAAACAGGCGCTTACGGCAGTAAAAAAAGACGGCAAGACGGTCTATTTACCCGGTCTTGTTGCATAAGTAGAGATAGATCCACCACTTTTTAGGAGAGCAACGTGGAAGGCTTTAAGTCAAACCCCAAAATGAAATCAGACATCGCCTGCTATAAAGAGGGCGGATCGGTTTACAAATCACGCACGCACAAAGATGACCCCAAAGAGGCGGCCGAGGACAAGGCCATGGTCAAGAAGGGCATCCGCCAGCACGAGACGGCCAAGCACAAGGGCGAGGAAAAGACCGAGATCAAGCTCAAGAATGGCGGCCGGTCCAAGAAAGAAGGCGGCAACGTACGCAAGTACAAGGCCGGCGGCGCCATCGCCATGAAAAAGGGCAAGGACGACAAGAAGGCCATCGCCCAGACCAAAAAGACCAAGCCCGGCAAGGCCGACGCACCGAGCGCTGCCACCGGCAAGAAAAAAGAGTCTCCCAAGACCGATAACAAGCCCGCCAAGAGCACGATGACGGCCTCCATGGTAGGAGCCCTACCCGAGGCAGCAAACGCCCCCAGCGCGGCCCTAAGCATGCCTGAGGACCAGCCTATCGAGATGATGGCCGCTGGCGGCACGCCCGGCATGGGAGGGGCCTCGGACTACGAGCAGGCACTCATGCAACAAGGCGGCATGGGGACCACGGCCGACGCAGAACGATTACTGGCTGAAGAGATGATGAGAAAGCAACGCATGCGCCGCAACGTTCCGTCGGGCGCTGCCATGGGCCCGATCGGCCAGCAGGCGCTACAAGGCGCGGGCATGGGCGGTGGCATGGGCGCCGCAGCCTCTGCAGGACCGATGGGCGCCGCGGCACCGATGGGTGCCTCAGCCGACCTGATGCGGGGACTGCAGGCCGTCGGCCAGTACGCAAGCGGCGGGAGCACCTGCTGATGCCGATCGAGTCCAAGGCCCAGCAACGGGCCATGTACGCCGCGGCCGCGGGCAAGTCAAACATTGGCATACCCAAAAAGGTAGGCAAGGAGTTTGTCTCCGCGGGCCCGGCAAAGAAGAACCTACCAGAGCGCGCAAAGTCAAGCGCACCGAAGCGGACATCCGGCCGCGGGAGATAAACTGTGGCCTACTCAGGCACCACCAACCAGACCAAGATCAACGTAGGGCAACTGATCGAGTACGCCTTCCGCGAGGCAGGCAAGACCTCGGAGGAGCAGACAGCTCAGTACGTTGTCGCCGGCAAGCAGGCACTGTTCTACATCCTGCAAAACCTGTCCAACCGCGGCGTCAACCTGTGGATGCTGGAGAACAAGCTCATAGGTACCGTCAAGGACCAGACGATCATCACGCTGCCCGAGGGTACTGTCGACGTACGCGAGGCCAACTGGCGTTACATTGTGACTCCAGCAATCAGCGACGCGTTGCCGGTCAGCAACCCAAACTCTGGGAACCTGTTCGACAGCAACCTGTCAACGTTTGCCACCTCGACGGTTTTAAACAACTGGTTTGGGGCGAGCTTTACCAGCGGCGAGCGGATTTATCAGGTCGGGTTTAACTCCTACGGCGCGTCAACCTACAACTTTGTCTTTGAGACCAGTGCGGACGGCATCACCTGGACGGTCCGCAAAACCCTGCCAGCAATTACCTTAGCCGACCGTGAGTGGTACTACTTTTCGTTTGACCCCACGCCGGAGTATAACTTCTTCCGTCTACGCGAGACGGTGGCCTCAACTTTCTCGCTGCGCCAGCTCTCCTTTTCATACACGCAGCAGGACATCCCGCTGTCAAGACTAAACCGAGACGACTACTGGAACCTCCCAAACAAACAGTTTGAGTCACAGCGCTCGCTTCAGTACTGGTTTGATCGACAGATCACGCCGCAGATGTATCTGTGGCCAATCCCGGACAACGACTTCCAGCTGTTCCAGCTCATTATTGAGAAGCAACTTCCCGATGTGGGGTCGCTCTCAAACGAGCTCTACATCCCCAACCGGTGGGTCGCGGCGGTGCAGAAGATGCTGTCTCACCAGCTCGCGCTCCAGATCCCAGGCGTCGAATTAAACCGCATTCAATACCTTGAGCAGCAGTCTAACATCTGGCTCGCTCAGGCAGAGAATGAAGAGCGAGACAAGTCGCCGATCTACTACGCCCCGGCGATTTCATACTACACGAGATAAACATGCCCGCATACGTAATGACATACGACTCGCTGGTGGAGGACGTGATACGCTACTCGGAGAGGGACGACACTTCCTTCGTGCAGCAAATCCCGCGCCTGATCGCCATGGCCGAGCAAGAGATTGCGGCCCAAATAAAAACTCTGTGGGAGCTAAACGTGGTAACGACCGCGCTGGTTCCTGCGGCCGGCACGCTTATTAAACCCAGCCGGTGGAGAAAAACTGTCTCCATGAAAATAAACGGCGAGCCCGTTTTGCACCGATCTCAAGACTATGTGGCCCAAGTACAAACAGAATTTTCACAAGGAGTACCACAATACTATGCAGATTACGACTACAATCACTGGGCTCTTGGCCCGATTCCGAACAGCAACTACACGGTTGAAATCATCTACTACAGCCTTGTTCAGCCGCTTGACTCAACGAATCAGCAAAACCTTATCACGCAAGTAGCGCCGCAGGCAATGCTGTTTGGCACTCTCCTGCAGGCCCAGGGGTATTTGAAATCTCCGGACAAGCTGCAGCTCTGGCGCGGAATGTACGATAACGCCATGCAAGCACTCAAGGCAGAAAACGCCAGCAGAAACATTGACCGCAACACCAACGTCATGGAGCCCTAATGACGACGTTCGTATCCCCGTTCACCGGCGACGTCGTACAACCGACCGACGTAAGCTACCTGTCGCTGACGTTCTCAACAAGCCAACAACTTTCTTGGCCGGAGAGCACGCTTCCTGGCGGGACCACTGTTGTCGCTGCCCGAATCATTGACTGTATTGCGAACACGGCCGGGACATCAATCAGGCTACCGCCGGCAAACCAGGCCTCAGTCGGGACGGATATTCTTTTTCGCAACCGAGGCATAGAAAGTTTCGTTGTTTCGGATTACACCGGAGCCAACGACGTCACCATCCTGCCAGGAACGGCAAGATACTTTTACCTGGTCGACAACAGCACCGTGGCGGGAGTTTTTAGAAACTTCACGTACGGTGCCGGAACGTCAATCGCAGACGCCGCATCCCTTGTTGGCAGCGGATTAACGACCATGGCCGGAAAGCTAGAGACCTCGACGGACGTCGTGGAGGTGTCTGTGGCGCCAACTCTGGACGAGGACAGCAGGGCGCTGGCATACGTTTGGACCAGCGGCGCGGGGTCGTTTAACCTGCCGGACCCGGCAACGATTGAGCCTGGCTGGTTTATCATGGTCCGCAACAACGGCACGGGAGCCCTAACAATTTTACCCTTTGCCGGATCAACAATTGACGGCAACAGCACCTCTACGTTCTACCCAACAGATTCGGCCATCATCGTTTACGACAGCTCTACCGACAACTTTTTTACGGTCGGATTGTCTAGACAGGCCCTTCTTACGTACACCTCGGCAACCTACGACGTAGATGCGATCGTAGGAAACAGCCTTAGCCTGGTTACGTTTGCTCCAACAATTCAAGAATACGCGGCCTTCACCGGAACCCGCACACAAAACCTGACGGTGACTCTGCCGGCCATAACCCAGGTATACATTATTAGCAACGTCACGGGACAACCTGGCTACAGCGTTGAGTTTGAGATTACGGGAAGCCCGTCGCCTGCTGTGTCGTTTGGTGACGGGGTTACCGCGTTTTTGTTAAGCGACGGCGTAACCCTTACAACGCTTGCTCTTAGCACCTCCACCGGAACGTTTTTAGCAAACAACGGGACCGTATCAAACCCGACCTTTTCTTTTGCCAGTAACACAAGCACGGGCCTTTACTTGGCAGCCGCTAACGTCATGCGGGTCGCCGCCAATGGCCAAGATATTTTTGAATTTGATGGGTCCAATCTAAGCAGCCCCCAGGTATCTGCTTCCGCAGAGTTTAACGCTGATCTGATAACGGGCGGAACATTTTAATGGCGCAGCAGATGGATCAAAACTTAGGAATGATCTACACGCTGGGCGTGCAGCCTGGTATTAAACGTGACGGTACCGTCTTTGAGTCCAGAGAGTTTACCGATGGCGTGTGGACCAGGTTCCAGCGTGGGGCCCCAAGAAAGATGGGGGGCTACCGGCAGATGTTCCGTGACTCAAACGGCATCGCGCGAGGAATGATCGTAAACGCCTACAACGGCCTAAACTACTTATTTGCAGGTAATGCCACAACCTTAGACGCTTTTACTACCGGCACCACGTTTGGCGCCGGAAACGGGCCTTTCGTTTGCAATATGAACGTGGGCTACGCCGAAGAGCCCGTCATAGCAACCGGCGTAAATGACTTTGATGTAACTGGCGATCAGACGGCAAAGTATCCGATCGGCACACAGGTAGTATTCGATCAAACCCCCGGGGCTCAGATCTACACCGTCACGGGCGTGGCGTTTGTTGTTGACACTACCGTCTCTGTGACCCCAGCAATGCCTGGTACTCCCCCGGCGTCGGTCTGGATTGCTGACACGTACTACCAGCCAAGTATAAATAATCTGTGGCAGTTTGACGTTCAATACAACCCCTCCGGGGCGGCGCTTCAGGTTATAGCCCACCCAGGTAGAAACTTGGGAAACATTGATAACAGCTTTGAGACCCAAATCTACGCGGGGAACATTGTACCGGGACTTAGCGGAGACTGGGAGTTTTACGGTTTGGCAGACAGCGCGGGAGCAAACCCAACGTTTGCCCCGGTAACGGCCGACGGAGGGGTCTGCGTTTTGTACCCGTTTATTTTCATTTACGGGTCAAACGGTTTTATCGCAAACAACCACGTTGACGCAACGTACGCAAATCAAAACTTTAGCGACTGGAACGGGCCACTGGCAAACCGGGTCAACATGGCGGCAGGTAAGATCGTTAAGGGCATTCCGGTTCGCGGCGGAACAAACTCACCATCGGGGTTGTTCTGGGCCACGGACAGTTTGATTCGTGTATCCTTTACTGGCAACTCTGCCCAGTACTGGAAGTACGACATTATTTCTAGCCAGACCACCATTCTATCATCAAACTGCATCGTAGAGATGGATGGAGTTTATTACTGGATGGGCGTTGACCGTTTTTATCTGTACAACGGCACGGTTCAGGTTCTGCCCAACGATAAAAACATTAACTGGGTGTACGACAACCTGAACTTCGAGCAACGCCAGAAGGTATGGGCAACAAAAGTGCCCAGATATAACGAGATCTGGTTTTTTTATCCACGCGGCTCTGCCACCGAGTGCACCGACGCAATTGTCTATAACGTCAAGGACAAGATCTGGTACGACGCCGGGCAGGCGCTTGGCGCTCGCAGATCGTGCGGTTACACGACGGAGGTGTTTCCCTCGCCGATATGGTTTGGTTGGGAATACTTGGCTACGTTTTCAAGCCCCTACCAGGTGGTGGCGACACCAGGCAGCTCTCCGCCTCCGGGACCAAACGAGCTTTACCTAGGAGGAAACGTAACGACGGGCTTGCCACCAGGAAAAAACTTTCAGTTTTCTACGGTGGTAGGTGACTCCTTTTACACCGTCGTTTCGTCAACGTACGACGCCGTGTCAAATACGACATTGGTTGTTGCAAACAACAACTTTCCGGCATATCCGTCCGTGGGGCAGAACGTTTACCCGACCAGTAACGGGTACACGATGTGGCAGCACGAGTACGGGACCGATACCATCAGCGACGATGGCACGCTGGCGATACAGTCAAACATATCAACCAGCGACATCAGCTGGGTCGGAGGGGATCCCACTCAGGACGCCGCGAGGGG